CTATTCAACGTCGAGCGTCGGCGTGATCTGCGTTTTCCGGTCGTAAACAGCCACCTGTCCCAGCGTCTTGTGCCCACTAAATAGCTGCTTTTCTGCGGCTGTTCCTGCGTAGTCAGAAATCCCCTTCGCCTTCAGATCGTGGAAGGTGCAACCAGCGACGCCGGCGGCGGCCCTGGCTTCTGCCCAGTGATAGTTAAGGGTTCGGTGACCCACGGCGCTACCATCTGAGCGGCAGACAACAAAGGTGGAGACACAACCCGGCTGAGATAGCGTGCGTGCTTGCTCGAAGGCGCGACGCAGGCGTGGCGTCCAGGCTTTGATCTGCTTCTTACTGGTCTTGCGCTGCTGGATGAATACCCCCTCCTCGAGAACCTGATTCCACCTCATCGCCAGAATGTCGCCTACCCGGGCGGCGCAGAGGTAGGCGATCTCCATAGCCACCTGTAGATAGGGTGGCGAGTTGTCATAGATAGCGCGGTATTCGCTGTCTGTGATGTAGCGATCGCGCGCTGCGGCCGTGAACTTCTTCACCCCCTTGCAGGGGTTCTTGCTCACCAGTCCCCGCTCATAGCCCCAGCTGTAGATAGCGCTCAAGCAGGCGTGCTCGTGATTGGCCTGGGTGCGGCTCTTCACCCCCCGCTTGTCCATGTAGCGGCGAATGTGTGCCGGTTCGACGGTGTCTGGCTGCATCTGGCCAAAGACCTTGAGCAGCCACACGGACTCCTTCACCCGATCGGAGCGGGTGCGGGGGGCCTTGCTGGCGAACTCGGCTGATTCGAAGTAGGCCGCGACAAGTGAGGCAACCGTGTCGCTCTCCTCATAGTCTGCCCGCGCAAGCTCAAAGCGCCGCCATACCTCGGCTTTTCCTGCATCCAGCTTGGCCACCAAGATGGTCTTGTTGGTTCCTGCCGGCCGCCAGATGAACCCCCTGGGGTGCCGGTACACCCGGTCTGGCATCCAGGTATCCTCCGGTTTTCGCTTTCTCCCCATCGCGTTTTCATTACTCCAGTTGATCAAAACGGGGGCCGCAGTGGCCCGCCGCCTTTAAATTGTAGGGGTGGTTGATGTGGTGCCAGGTTGTCCGCGGCTTTCCATCGGCCCGTTTGTGGTACCACACCCCCATGCTCTCGAGCGCCTTGCACTGCATGGCGGCTCGCTCATAACCCGTCAGCTCGATCAGGTCTGCATCAGTTAGCAGTTCATTTGTCATCGTTCACTCCTGTCGCCTTCCGGCGATAAGGTCAATCTCAGAACGGGATATCGTCATCAAAGTCCATAGTGGGCTCAGCGGACTGCTGGCGATTTCCATAACCACCCTGCTGTTGGGCTGGCGTAGGAGGCTGACCACCATTCTGTGACGTCCGGCCACCCAGCATCTGCATGCTGCCGTTGATGTCGACCACCACCTCAGTGGTGTAGCGATCCTGCCCGTTCTGCTCCTGCCATTTTCTGGTTTGTAGCCGCCCCTCGATGTAGACCTGAGAACCCTTGCGCAGGTACTCGCCGGCCACCTCGGCCGGCTTGCCAAACAGGACGACACGGTGCCACTCGGTGCGCTCCTTATGCTCCCCTGTCTGCTTGTCGCGCCAGGTCTCGGAGGTGGCCAAGGTGATGCTGGTGACAGCGTTCCCGCCTGGCATGTAGCGCACTTCCGGATCCTGACCAAGGTTGCCAATCAGGATGACCTTGTTGATGCCTCGTTTCATTCTGAACCACCCACCATAAGCGCTTGATAGATAGCACTGACGTAGCGGGCCTGATGCTTGGCATCATCCAGTGCGCGATGGGCCACCCCCTCGAATGGCATATCTTTTTTAGGGTCGAAGCCGAGCATGTGGCGTCCGAGTTCCACAATGGTTCGAACGTCACGGTCATTCCAAAACGCCCATCCTAGCGGCATCCGAGTTTCCTGATAGGCGTTACGCAGGATCACGTTGTCAAATCCGGCTCCGTTTCCCCAAACCTGTAAATCAGGCTTACCACCTTTATTTCCGTTCTGCATCCATTCGTACAGCCTCGCAAGTGCATCACTCAGCGAGCAGTGTTTCACTGATGGCTTGAGTGCCGCGCGCGCTTCATCGCCCTGCTCCAGCCACCACAGCACGGTGTCAGGGTCCATTTCCCCGAATCGGGCACTGTCACTCAGGTGGATATGAGCCTCGAACTCGGCGCCAAGTTCACCGGTCATCGGGTCAAAGAACACAGCCCCGATGGTGACGATGGCCGCGCGGGGGCCTTTGCCCATTGTTTCCAGATCTAGCATTACGTTATGCATAAGTTCCCTCACAATTCTGTTCTGTTGTTGCGACCTTCCAGCGGTAGCCGCGGTGGTGCTTCTGCTCGCCGCGCAGGCAGCGTGAGATCATCTCCCGGTCAAACCCCATCTGGCGGTGCGCCTCGAGGATGCTGCCGAACTGGACGGTCTGGCCGTTGCGATAGGTGCCGATCACCGGCTTGCACTCCCACTGTGACGGGGTGACCTTGTCCACATATAGGCGGCGGCCTGATGCTGGCGCCCCGAGCGAGTTGCAGATCTGGCATTTCTCAACACGGGTATCGAATCTCTGTTCGCGGTGAATGGCTGCAATGATCATGCTGGCCCGCGAGGTGCTGACGTTGAACTCGGCCGCCACGTCAGCGCTGACGGCCCCCTGTGCTCTGGTGTGAACCCACTCTGCCACGTCTTGAACGATGCTCATGTAGCCCCCTTAAATCAGTGCCAGTGCCACGAAGGCGGCCAGTGTGTTGAGTGCCAGAATGGTGAGTCCGGCGGCTTGTTGTTTGATCATATCTTCCATCCGTCCTGGTCGAGTGTGGGTGCAATGGTCACCATGTCTTGCCACACCCGCGCCACCTGCTCATCGCACAGGGCCGGGGTGGCCTTGGTCGTCGACAGCCACTCCGCTTGTTCGCTGTCTTCCGGGTGGCTGGTGCCACACATCGGGCAGGTCATCTGCCATTCGTAATCTGCAATCATGGGGTGTCCTCCTGTGTCCTCACGCCATCAAATTCACACCGGCCACACTGGCCGTGCCAGCCGATAAATTCCGCCGTGCTGCCGTCGTCTAGCCACCACGATTGGCAGCGCGGGCATTGGGTGCCGCCCAGCTGGGTTAGCGCCGCGTCGAGCATCTCCAGCAGGTCACACCCGTGGTGATACTCTTTCATGGTGGTGGGGTGGGTGTGGCCGATGTGGTCACGCAGTTCGGCCAGCAGTACCGCCAGCCGTTGGTCACGCTGGCGGCGGCCCAGCAGCTCCCTATATGCGTTGGCGACAGGGTTGTCGCCGTGCGCCATGCCTTCCAAATCCTCATTGGTGAAGCTGTTGGCGACCATTTGCGCGGCGTCGGGAAGATGGTCTTGCCGTGGGGCCACGCACTCGGCCAGCGCGGTTTGCAGTATCTCGTTGGCCAGGGCTTGTCTATCGTCCATGGGGGATCTCCTTGTGGCTAATGCCCAGTTCGCGGGCCAGTTGGCGGCGTTCGAGTTCGTCGCGGAGCTGCTGGCGGCGCTTGAGGGCGTCGCTGGCGCTGTGGTCTTTCTTGAGCCCTTTGCTGCTGATGATCTTGTGGCCGTTGTGGGTGATCATGCGGAATCCTCGTCCTGAGCGGCGGCGATGCGGCCATGCTGGTCAATCGCGGTTTGCGAGAGCTGCATGGAGGCGCGGCGGATATGCTCCCCCCGCGGGTATTTATTGCGCTGCTGGTCAAAGGCGATCACCGCGTGCTGGATGACGTCATCAGGGCAGCCAGCCAGCTTTCTCAGGGCACCGGTGAAGGCGGCCACTACGTCGCGCAGGCGGGTTTTTTCCGCCTTCGGCAGGGTGGTGTACTCCTCCATCAAGGCTTCATCGCAGATGGAGATAGTGATGGCGACCTGGCGCGGGGTGTAGCGGTCGCGGATGCCATAGAGCAGGGTCAGCACGATGACAAAGCGCGACCAGTCGGCGCTGCCCAGATTGAGCTCGTTGTGCTGGTAGTCATAGGCCCACTCGGCCAAGGGTTGGTCTGGCTGTGGCTCTGCTGCTTGCTCGGCGCTCTGTTCTGCACTTTGCTCGGCCTGCTCGGCCTGCTCGGCCTGCTCGGCGGCGGGCGCGGTCTGTTGTTGCGGCGCGGCCGGGTCGGTGACGGTCAGTGCGAGGGGGGCCGCCGGTTGGTCGGCGCTTTGTGCCAGCAGCTCGTCGGCCTTGTTGGTGGCCAGGGTGAGCAGATCCGGGGTGGTCAGGTTGTTGATGATCCAGCCCGCCAGTTCGGAGGTCTTGGCCGGGGTCAGGATGTCGGCATCATCGATCTGGTAGATGATGGCTTTGACCGCCGGGTGGCGCTGCCAGCGGGGCAGGGTGGGGGCGCGGTTATCTTCCATGACAAAGCCCTGGTGGATAGGCTGACCGGCCAGCAGGTTGGCGGCGGCCAGCTCGAGCCGATAGAAGATCTCGGAGAGCGGATAAGGCTCGTCCAGCCAACCCTGCACATAGCCCCTGACCGTATCCTGTTGCTCTTCGCCGAGATAAACGCGCCCAATCTGCTTGGCCATGATGCTGCTGGCATCGGCATAGCCCAGTTCGGCCAGCTTGGTGCTCGCACTGGTGGGGATCGTCTGCTCCAGCATTGCCAGCTCGCTGGCAGCTGCGGCGTTGGTTGCCTCATCGCTGGCCACTGGTGGCTCCCATGCTGCTGGCTCGGCTACCGCGGGTTGCTCCTGCATCATCGCTGGCTCCAACGCGGTCTGGGCAACCATGTTGTTGGTGTCGCCGATATGGTTAGGCTCGACCATTTTCCCGGCGTCGGGAACATGGCCCTGACGGGTCTTCGCGAGGGAGTACTCGGCCTCCTCGATAAGGGTCACCGCCTGGCGGTGGATCATATCGAGGATGATCTGACCGGTGGTGATGAGGTCGTCACGGCGCAGGCGTGCCTCGGGGAGGCGCTCGCCCTGCCAGCTGGCGTCGAAGATCACTACGGCTGAGGCGAAGCCGCTAGAGCTGGGCTTGTCCTTCTTGGGGTCGCGAGGCACGTACCAGCTCGGTACCTCAAAGCCGATGCGACCGCTGATGAACTGGATGAAGTCGGCATCTTCTGGCCACCAGGTTTCGCTGGTGGCAGCCTTGATGAGCAACATGATCTTGGCGCCCAGCGCCCGTTGCTCGCGGCAGTAGTTGAGGATGGCCTCCATCCCGGTGATGGGGTTCCCCTCGCTATCCGTACAGGGGCGCGAGTAGGGTGGGTTGGCGTAGGCAGCGCCCCCCAGCCGGCGCAGGTCGGCGGCCAGCTCCTGGGTGAGGGCGTTGTCTTCGGCGTCGTAGTAGTTGGGCACCAGGTAGTTGCAGTCGTCGGCAAACATGTCGAGCACCACCGGCCCCAGGGTGGGGGCGAACTTGTGGAACAGGCCCCAGGCCAGCGCCTTGGGGGTCTGCCACTGATCGCCGATCTGCTTGAGTTCGTGGTCAGGCTGGGCCTGCAGTTCGGCCAGCGCTTGGGCGTAGTGGTTCATGCCGCCACCTCGGGGCTGGTGGGGTACCAGGCAAAGCCGTCTTCTGCCTGGCGGATGACTTTGCCGCACTTCATGGCGAGGTGGAACTCGGCGGTGGCGCCCTGGCTATCTCGCCAGCCTGGGAGCATGACCAGCTCGTCGGCGAGCATGACCATGGGCAGGCTGCAGGCCATGTACTCGGCTTGGTTCAGGCCCTCGTGGAGGATGGCAGGGTTGAGCGGGATATGGCCGCGCTCACGCTGGTGGTTGGCCTCGGCATGGAAGGCGGGGCGGTTGCAGTCAGGCATGCCGGTCATGGGGCCGGCGATGTAGATGCGCTTTTGGTGGTGTTGGTTCGACATGGTTTATCCCGTTCACTGGTGTGTCTGGGATAAAGATATGCGCTATGCGCAAATGCGTCAAGCGCATATTTGCGGGTGTAAAAAAGCCCACCGTGCTGGTGGGCTTAGCTGATCATTGGCTAACTGCAAAGCACCATCATGATTGAGCCCAGTGCGGCATCTGAGCCAGAAAATAACGCGGACGACCGTTACCAACTTGCGTTTTGGTGACGTCGATCTGCACGGCTTGGTGCAAATGGCTATTGATGGCGTCCACGTCTTGCACCCGTGGGGAGACTTTGCCACGGACAATCTGCCCATCGCCGACGAGTCTGAATTCAAAGCTGCGGCTGTTTGGCAACACGCCGACGAATTCGCCCTGTAACTGTTCCACGCTTTCGTGCAGGTTGTCTGCTTCCAGTCGCGCCAGACTACGGCTGACCTGCCCCACATCGGTAAAGCGGACACCCTGACCACCATATTGCAATGCACAGACAGCACCATTGTCTGCCAGCACTCTCAAGAAGTTACGCACCTTATCCAACGCACGCGGATCGGTCTCCGAGGCAATATCTGCAAGAGCATCGTCATCGCCCAAGGTGCTTTGCAGCAATGCCTGTGTACGCTCCAGCGCGATGGCTACTGGACTCGCATTCTCTAGCCCTAGCACCAGTTGCTCTGCGCTATGCTCTTCCAGTTCAAACCCGAATGAACCCACGGCGGTACTAGTGATCAGCAACTGGTTCTGATCCCGGTTGGGTATGCGGCCCATGGCTGCCAAGGGGGTGGTGAGCGAGGCGGCTATGGATGCTACCGCATCGGTAAAGCTGCTCACGGCCTTCATGCCAAAGTCGGCGAAGATACCATGGCTGCGGATCACGGGGACGCCGTCAAACGTCAGTTTGGCGCGGGCAAGCACTCGTTCATCTGCGGGCAGTGCCGCGAGCTGTGCCTCGACTGTGTGCAAGCGGGCTTCTTGACTCATTCGGGTCAGGCGTGCCGTGGTCGGCGTGTCAGCCAGCATCCGTTGCAGGAAAGTGCGCTCAGCCAGCAGGTGCTGGCGATCTTCGTTGTTCATGGCTGCACCTCCGGAGTATTGAGTTGGTTTAGTCTGGCACGAGCATCCGCATCGTAGGCGGGGTTCAGGTCGATTTGCAAATACCCTTTCCAAGCCTGATTGCGACGGTGTGACCACATGCTGTACCAGTATGCGCTTTGCTGGACGATGGCTTCGAGCGGCAAGAAATTGAGTTCGACGATATAACTATCCACCAGAAAGCTGGCCTTCGCGGTATCGTGATCCAGTATCTCAAGTTGTGCATCAGACGGGGCAAAGTCATCAGGGGTATGCAAGAAGGTCACCACGTCGATGTCTCTTGGTGGACGGCGCTCCAGGGTTTCCACCTGTTCTGTGAAGCTGCCATCCAGCCACTGAAAACCGTTGACCAGTCCCATGCCATGCAAGGCTGCGCGATAGTCCAGAAAGCCCAGCAGCACCTGGCGGCGCTCGGGCGATGTGGCAAAACGCATGATGACGTCCAGTAGCGCAACGTTATAAGGAGAGCGCTCGGGACTGATTGGGTTAGCCTGATTAATGGGGGGTAATAGGCCCACGGTGTTCCATTCAGGAATGGAAACAATTGTCATGCCATAACTCCTTACTCTACCCCGGCATATGCGGGTAGAAATACGATGTTGGTGATCTTCCAGCCAAACAACCCCTGCCTGCGAAGGACCCAGTCCTCTATATTGACACCGTCGTATTCGACATTGATCACAAATTTATCAAGGGACTCGTAGGACAGTGATGCATCAGCGAATGCCTTTCGGTTTGAAGAGGTAGCGTTACCCGAGCTTTGAATTGAACTCTGCCTAGGCTCCAGAGCAGGTTTTTCGCTGGATATCAATTCAACTATCCGAGCCGGTGTCACGTAGGCATCGACCATCTGTTCCACCATCCTACCGCCAAGCGCTGCACCTGCTTTTGCAAATGGGTTATTTTTCATTTCTTCATTTTCGGCCATATCTTTTTCCAGCATGGCAGTTATCTGGCCTTTGTAGCTCTGGCGGAGGCTAGGAAAATCAATATATTCAGACAGTGTGGTCGCGTCATTATTCTCTGCGGCAGATTTAATTTGATAAACGGTTATATAGGGTGCTGCGAACATGTATGCGGCAAAGAGCCCTGCTGCGACCCCAAGTGCTAATTTACCTTTGCTCATAATTTTTTGCCTCACTACCGCCGTTTTCTGCGCCTGCGGTGTTCCACCATGGTGCCGATGATCTGGATATGCTGGCGATCGGAGCGCATGGTGGGGTAGTCGTCATTGAGAGGTGCCAGCTCGAAAATCTCCTGGCCATCTTCGCCGTAACCCCGGGGGCGGTACTTCTTGAAGGTGGCTTCTTCTTCGCCGTTCTTGGCGACCACGAAATCCCCCGGGTGGAGTGGCTCGTCCGGGTCGATCAGCACCAGGTCTCCTTCGGTAAATTCCGGCTCCATAGAATTGCCCCTGATCACGATAGCGAAGGCACGCTGGCCCAAGTCCAGATCGGTGGTGACATAGGCCATGTTGCCATCACACTCGCGGATCTCGCTGGTTTCAGTCCAGACCCCGGCCTGCACATAGGTGATCACCGGGATCCGGTGAATATCCGGCGGGGCGAGCTCCATGTTTTGGTGTTGAGGCTGCTGCTGGTGGTCAGAAAACAGCTCAGCAACAGGCACGCTCAAGGCGTCCGCGATCTTGGAGAGCAACTGGGGGCTGAACCCCTGTATATCCCGTTCCAATCGAGAAATATTGCCAACGTCGCTATCCACTTGGGTTGCTAGCTCGTTGATGGTCATTTTGCGCTCCTTTCTGAGCGCCCTGATTTTTGCTCCTACTTTCATTTGCCCATGATGGCAATTTATATGCGACTCGCGCAAAGCGTGACACGCATTTGTTTCTGTGCTTTGATATGCGTGTAGCGCATATAAGGGGGCGTTCATGCTTACACCTCTTCGAAGGCTGCGGGAGCAGCAGAAGGTAACGATCAATGAGCTGAGTCAGGCCGTCGGGATTGATGTTGGCAACTTGAGCCGCATTGAGCGCGGTCTTCAGCGGGCATCACTTGAGCGGGCCCAGCGGATAGCTGATTTTTTCTCTAAAAAAATCAGCGTTATGGAAATTATTTACCCAGAGCATCGCCAGTGACTACTGCGGCCCGTGCTCGATGAGAACCATCATGACAAAACCAGCCAGAACAACCACGAGAGTGAAGCGGGAACACTCCCACCTTTCTGACCCTATTGACGCCGCTTATCAGTTGAGCCGCCGGTACAACATCACCGAGCTGGCCAAGCTGATGGGCAACAAGCGCCCCACCACCCTAAACAACAAGTTCAACCCTGCTTGTGAAGACCACCACCTGACCCTGTCCGAGGCGATGGCGGTGACCGAGCTGACCGGTGACAACGCCATCCTGCAGGCCTGGGCGCTGTCCCGCGGCCATACGTTGGTGGCCCTGCCGGATAGCACGGTGACCGAAGAGGAGCTGGCCGACCAGGTGATGCTGGTGGGTGAGGTGGTGGCGGCGGTGTTTGGTGAGCTGCGTGAAGCGCGTCAGGACGGGGTGATTGACCCGATCGAGCGTCAGGCGATTACGGCGGCAGTGCATCGCGCCATCAGGGAGCTGTTGAGTTTGGAGGAGTCAGTGGCAAGTCAGGTTCGCCCGTTGCCAGTGGCCGTGCAAGGAGGAGCGAAGTGATGAACGTCGTTGAAATGAATCGGGCCCGCGCTGCGCGAACAGCCGGACCCACGGTCGATTTCACTGGAGAAAACAACATGCATAAGCGTACCGAAGCTGGCGCCAAAGCGCAAGGCAAGCGCCGTAACGTGATCCCGGCTGTGATCCCCCGTCTGGTGGAGAGTCAGGGCCAGTCCTATCTGGTCTATGGCGGTCTGCTGCGCGGCATCAAGATCCCGGCAACCAAAGAGCAGGCCAAGCGTCACCTGAACTGCCTGATGCAGCACCTGCAGGAGGTGGCTCATGGGTAACCTTGCCACCGTTATTCAATTCCCCGCTCATAGCGCACCAGCGAAGCCACAGGAGGTTCGGGTGGTTGATTTAGATAACGGCTTCTTGCGGTTGGCCAGTGAGCTGGTGGATGAGATGGCCAAGCCGAGCAATGACTTCTCCAAGCTGGAGTTTCGCATTTTGTTGGTGGTCACCCGCAAGACATACGGCTTCAACAAGAAGCTGGATTGGATCTCTGGGGCACAGTTTGCCGAGGCTACCGGAATGACTGAGAACAAAGCGAGAGATGTGGTGCGCGCCCTGGTTAAGCGCCGTGTCTTGGTGCGTGAAGGTAGAAAGTTGGGCTGGAATACCACCATTTCAGAGTGGGAAACAAAACAACCCAAGAACAAGGTTAATAACCCCAAAGAAGGGTTGAAAAACAACCCTAAAACAGGGTTTAGCACAACCTCAGATCAGGGTCACACAAAAGACAATATCCAAAAGACAAGAAAGACAAAAGATCAAAACACTAGCGCCGAGCCCGCTATCGCGGCCTCCACGCCGGTGGTGATTGAATCTGTTTCTGCTGAGCCTGTTTTACTGCCAGCCAAGCTGTCAGCACAGCAGGAGCCTGTGGTGATCACCATGCCGCTAAACAGCGGGGAGCATCAGGTCACCGAATCGTTCGCTGCCCAGATGCAAGCCCTGTATCCGGCGGTGGATGTGGCCCAAGAGCTGCGCACCATGACTGGCTGGCTGATTGCCAACCCCACCAAGCGCAAGACCAAGACTGGCATCAACCGGTTTATCAACGCCTGGCTGTCGAAGTGCCAAGACCGTGGCGGCAGCAATGGCCTGCAGGCCTTCACGCCGCGCCGCAATGACCACACCGACCTGACCCAGACTATGACCGCCGCCGAGCTCAACCAGCGCATGCGGGAGGGTTTCTGATGACCATGAAACCACTCAGTGCTGTGCTGCACGAGATCGCCACTGCGCCGACCGTGGAGACCATCACCCCGCAGCAGCGCCCGCTGACCGATCGGGATTCCAAGATGGTGGCCACCCTGTTCGAGCAGCTGAAAGCGGTGTTCCCGGCATGGAAACAGGCATTCCCCACTGACGACCATCAGCGCCGCGCACTGGCCGAGTGGACCCGCGCCCTGGTCGATGCCGGTTGCACCAGCCGCGAACAGCTGCAGCTTGGCATGCGGATGGCCCGCAGCCATGGCGGGGACTTCTTCCCGAGCACCAGTAAGTTCATCAAGTGGTGTGAGGTGACGCCGGAGTCATTGGGCCTGCCCACGCTGGATAGCGCGATGGTTGAGGTTCGCACCCGCCGTTACACCCATTCCGCCGTTGAGCTGGCCGCCAAGGCTACCAGCTGGGAGCGCCAGACCCTGAGCGCAGACGCTTACCGCGCCGTGTTCGATCAGGCATACGCCCAGCTGGTGCGCCGGATGATGGCCGGTGAAGACCTTAACGCCGAGGTAATGAAGGGGCTGCCGACCAGAGCGCAGATCAAGCACAGCCCGGAGTTTTACCAGCAGACAGGCCAGCGCGCCGTGGCAAACCTGAAAAAGCTGTTCAAGCGGGGAGGTGAGCATGGTGGCCAATAAACACGAGCTGATCGCCAATGCGGCCATGGCTCAGCTGCACAAGATGTGGCCCTGCACCTTCGATATCGAGATCCCGGAGGCGCCAGCAGGCTGGAGCTGGACCATGGCGCAGAACGACGGTGAGTTCGCCCCGCGCCCGGCCGAGGTCAAGGCCAGCATCCTGCAGCGCAATACGGTACCGAAGTCTGCCCCTGTGGGCCGCCAGGTCTCTTTGCGAGCCTGCGAGATGCAGGCGGAGGCCCTTGTCTATGTGCGTGATCGCGAGGTGACCGATGAGGCTGTTCAAGCTGAGCTGCAGCCACTGCTGGCCCAACTGCACCGCGAGGGTGTGACGATAACAGGGAGGATGGCGTGATGGCGGTGACGTTCAGTGATGCCTGTGAGCGGGACATTCGCCGCGCCCGGTATGTGCGGGTGGCGGTGTACCCGGAGGTGAAGGACTGGTTGCCGGTGCAGGTGCGCCTTGAGGTGTCGGATTGCCCGCGGCAACTGGGGTTCACCTCCCAGGCCCACCGGGCCGGGCACTACCTGGTACAGGGTGCCGAACTGGCTGAGGTGATGAAGGCGGTGAACGCCCTGCGCGGCCAGCAACAGCGGCCCGCCACGCTGGAGATGATCCCATGCGCGATTTCATGAGGGGTACCCTGATGGTGGTGGTGCTGGTGGGGTTAGCGGTGTATCTGGCCGCGAATGTGTCGATGGGGGTGAGGTGATGGAACTGATGATGCGGGGGGCAACCCCTTTGACGATGACCAGCGTGGAGCTCGCCGAGCTGACCGGTAAGGAGCACAAGAATGTGCTGGCCGATATTCGCCGGATGCTGGTGGAAATTCAATCGGCTGAAAAGTCAGCCGAGTACCGGGACAGCCTTGGTCGTGCTCAACCGTGCCTGTTGCTGGACAAGGACGAGAGCCTTTGTCTGGTGGCCGGTTACAGCGCCCAGTTGCGGATCCGGATTATTCGCCGCTGGCAGGAGCTGGAGCAGCAAGCCCACCAGCCCGCGATGATGATCCCCCAGACCCTGCCGGAGGCACTGCGCCTTGCTGCCGAGCTGGCCGAGCAGAAGATGGCGCTGGAACAGAAGGTGGCGATGGATGCCCCGGCGGTGGAGTTCGCCAAGCAGATCGCCAGTGTGGAGAAGGGGATCACCTTGTCGGCGTTCGCCAAGACGGTGGGCCTTGGCCCCAATACCCTGTTCACCCTGCTGAGGGAGCGCAAGATCTTGATGAGTTGCCGCGGGGAGCGCTGGAACCTGCCGATGCAGGAGTATGTGGACCGCGGGCTGTTCGCGACCCGGGAGAGCTCGTTTGACAGCAACGGCGAGCGGCGCATCAGCTTCACCCCCCTGATCACCGGCAAGGGCCAACAGTGGCTGGTGGAGCGACTAATCCGTGACGGCATCCTGCGTGGGGTGGCGGCATGAGTCACAACCTGGCCCTGTTGCCATCGGCTGAACGGCAGCGCATCGAGTTGATCAAGCAGGCGCACCTGCTGGTGTGGCGCCGTCGCCGTAACGAGATCGGGCGTGAGGTCGTGGTGGCCGCCATCGATGAGGTGGATGAAGAGCACCGTGAGTGGTTTCGCCAACAGTTGAACGCGATCAGGGGGCAAGCGTGAGCGCAGGTAACGCCGTGTTTGTCGAAGCGCTGGGGCTGGCCCTGGTGCCGCTGGGCGACAGCCTGCCGGCGGTGAGGCGCCAATTGGCTGGCAAGCCGGTGCGCCTTGTGTGCGATCAGGGGGCTGACCTGCTGGCCCAGTTCCCTGAGCTGATGTCGGCCCTGGCCTGCGCCGCAGTGGTCAATGCCGCCGGTGGGGAGCTGCTGACCGCCAATGCCACGGCTTGCGTGATAGCCGATGGCTGCATCGGGGAAACCGTCACCGCAGAGGTGGAGGGGGTCCATCTGCCTTTGTGCTGGCATCACGACAACGAGCACCGCAATGGGCAGTTACCGATCCGCCTCGCCGATGTGGCCGGGTGGCTGGCGCAGCTTGTGCTGCAGCGGGTCGCTGGCTGGTGTGGGGTGGCCGCTGCTGACCTGACTGCCCGGGATCTGTGCTGGTGGGCGACCGTCTATAAGGTGCTGCCTTCATTGCCGGATCCGCTGCTGCGCTCTGCCTGTCGCCTGGCACCCATCGAACCGGATCGGAAGTGGTCGCCCCGTGGTAACCGGGAGACCGATGCTCGCTATCGTGATCATCGCCTTGAGGTGGCAGAGCGCGATCCACTGGCCGATCTGCGGGCCCGCATCAATGCCAAACCGGCCATTCGCCAGATTGATCCTGAGCCTGCTGCCTTGCATTTAGGCAAGCCCAAACGACAGCGCTGGGAGTGTGCGGCCTACTTGGCTTTTGTTCGACAGTTGCCCTGTGTAGTGACGGGCCAGCGCGAGGGCATCGAGGCGCACCACGTTGTGGGTCACGGGATGAGTGTGATGGGCAGCAAGGCGCATGACCTGATGTCGTTCCCACTCGCCCACCAGCCACACATGGAGTTGCACCGGATCGGGTGGAAGGCTTGGGAGGCCAAGCACGGTTCGCAGTTGGAGCACGTTATCAACACACTGGAGCTGGCTTGCTCCTTGGGAGTGTTCAATGCCAAAAGCTGATTCATGGACAGTGACCCTGCCATGGCCCCCTTCAACCAACCGGATCTGGCGCAATGTGGCCGTGAGCGGTAAGCCCAGAACCCTGCTGAGCCAGGAGGGGAGGGTTTATCGCAAAGCTGCGGCCGATGCCTGTCTGGCTGCCAAGTTAGCCGGCAAGCAGATTCCCGATCGGCTGGCCCTGCGGCTGGTGGTGCAGGCCCCTGACCGGCGAGCCCGGGATCTGGATAACACGGTGAAGGCGGTGCAAGACGCCCTGACCCACGCCGGGGTGTGGCTGGACGATAGCCAGATCGACCGGTTGCTGGTGGAGCGCGGGCCGGTAGTGAAAGGGGGAATGGTGTCGGTAACGGTGGAGGTGATGAGTGCGCTTTGAATATGCAATTACCGTAGGGGATCCGCGTTCTGTGATGCTGCAGGCCTATCAGGCCCAGTCAACGGAGCGTTCTCATCTGACAAAGAGTGATGTGATGACGGCATTGGGAATGGTTCAGAAGCACAATGGTGCCGGCATGGCGCTGGTGATGGCGCGTTACTGCAAAGACCTAGGGGATGCTAAGAAGGCCCTGCTAGCTGTGCAAGCCGAGTGCACCAAGATTGCCCCCCGCTATGTGGGGGCCAACAAGGAACGTGGCCATGGCATGGCCTTGCGCCGGGTGGCCGAGCTGGCCCTGGAACACTACTGCCGCACTGCTGACACTCCTGGGGCTTCCTGTCACCCGCAGTTCTGCCGGGGGCGGGGAGTGATCCGCGACCTGGAACTGAGCCGCCTGCACGGCAAGGCGATTGATAAGGTGTGCCCACGCTGTGGTGGTACCGGGCTACGCCCCATCCCGGGTACTCAGATCAGACGCGCCATTGAACCGTTGGCTGGTGGACTGACCCGTGGGCAATGGGAGCTGGGCTGGTATCCGCTCTATCTGGCCGTGCTGGATTGGTGCCACCAGCAGGAGTCAGCGGCGCAGGCGCGCTATTGGTATACGACGCGGTAAGTCACTTGCCCCTAGAACCCCGCTTCGGCGGGGTTGTTGCTTGTGCAGGTGAGGGTGGCTTGACGGCCACCTGCAATTTTGTGTAGGCTGATTGCCAACGATGGAAGACTGCACCCGAAAGGTTGCGGTTTTTTTTTGTTTCTTGCTCTCAAACCTCGGCTTAGCCGGGGTTTTTTCGTTTCTGGGGTGGATTCATGAATCAAGGCCATGAGCAGATCGCTACCACTGTGGTCGGTGAAACTGCGAAATCTGCCCCTCCTGTAGCGGTGGTGAGTATGTCGTGGGCTGGTGTCTCTTTGAATGACTGGGTGCTGATCGCGACGCTTGTGTGGCTTTCGGTTCAGATCGGCTGGTTTATCTGGTCGAACATCATCAAGCCACGCGCCAAGCAGGTGGGGTAGGCATGACAAAAGTACGAATTGCCATAGCGGCGCTCACTCTCAGTGCTGCCGGCTTTGTGGGGATCCTGAATCGGGAGGGGTTTGAGCCGATGGCTTACCCCGACCCCGTACACGGTACCAAGCTCCCCACTATCGGCTTTGGGAGCACCGAAGGGGTCAAGATGGGTGACACCATCACGCCCGTCGCCGCGGTGAACAGGAGCCTTCGGGAGGTGCGGGTGTTCGAGAATGCCCTCAAGGCCTGCATCAAGGTGCCACTCCACCAGTATGAGTTCGACGCCTATGTCGAGCTCTCCCACAACATCGGTCCCGGCGCCTTCTGCCGATCCACCATCGTGAAGCGCCTGAACGCTGGCGACTACCCCGGGGCCTGCGAGGCGATCCTGCTATTCAAGCGTTCCGGCAACCAGGACTGCTCGGTACCGGGGAACCGGGTATGCCCCGGGCTCTGGAAAGACCGGCTGCGCCTCAATGCGAAGTGCAAGGGGGTGTGATGGGAGTGACTCAGCAGAGCAAGGTGCTGCCGTTCCTGGCCGGTGCCTTGGTGATAGCCGCCCTGGCCGGCGGCGGTGTGGCGCTCTATCGCTCCGGTCATGCTGCTGGGGAGGAGGGGGAGCGCAAGACCTGGCAGGCAAAGTGGAATGAAGAGGCTGCCCGCCTTGCCACAGCCAGAACTAAGGCTGAGCTGAAGGCTCGGGAGGAAGAGCAGCGCCGGCAGGCTGAAATCGATGAGGTGAGAGACCATGCACAAGAAGAAATCGCCCAAGCGCAGGCTGATGCCGCTGCTGCTGACCTTGAGTCTGGCCGGCTGCGCGAGCAAGCCCGCCGCCTGGCAGCCCGAGCAAGTCAGTGCGCCAGCAATCCCGGGGCTGCCCAAGGAGGCCCGGCAGCCGGACATCCTGCCATGGTGCTCGCCGACCTGCTCAGCCGGGCTGACGAGAGAGCGGGTGAGCTGGCAGCAGCGTATGACCGAGCTCGAGCGTCAGGACTAGCCTGTGAAAGAGCCTATCTCTCATTGACTCAACCCCGTTAACCCAACTACCGCAATACCCCACCCCCCAGGTCAAAGGTACTCCCCCCAGCCCCCCGTCCTCGACGGGTCGTTGAGGCGCGGATTTTCACTACATATGAAACCCCAAAAAGCGGGGTTGTGGATTACCGATGTGCGTGAGTGCATCAAGCAATGAGTACCGAGGCGCTGACTGACCGGCGACCAAGCAGCATCAGATACGATTGACCCTTTGGGCTCGACCGTGATGCCAGCGCCTCACTCAACACAAAGGCATGGGCTCTTAACCTAACAGGACAGCGAGGGAGGGGAACCAACCTGGTGAAGTCCATGCCTTTGTGAAAGGAGTAATGCCATGTTAACCGGTGCCATCCTGTTGCTTTCGTTTTGCCTTAACGTTTATGCGCTGCTCCAACTGCGTAAAGCAGGGAGGGCGCTGAAAGAGAGCAATGCCGCTCTCCTCGCATTCACGCGCCATCTGCAATCAGAGTCTGACCGCAAGGTTGTTATTCAGCAGATAACTGGTGATGCAATCCCTTGGTCTCCCAAAAGGAATACGCATTGATTTACCTTGCCGCCCAATGCTAGCGCCATGCAGCGATGCCAATAGCAGCAGCGGGCGGCCCTTATTGTGGAGTGACCATGCCGCCAAGACGGATGAAGCCATGCCGCCATCCCGGCGGTTGCAGTGCTCTGACCAATGACAAGTCCGGCTTGTGCGAGGCTCACCGCGTTTCTGGGTGGGAGCGATATCAGGCTGGGTTGTCCAGGCATCAGCGCGGGTATGGTTCGGCATGGGATAAGCTGCGGGAAACTATCTTGCAGCGTGATGGATACCTTTGCCTTACCTGCTTGGGCGAGGGGATATACACCCCCGCGAACATTGTTGACCATGTGGTGCCAAAGGCGCACGGCGGCACGGATGACCCGAGCAACTTGGCGTCCATTTGTACCGCTCACCACAAGGTTAAGACCGCGAACGAGCGGCTGAACCGGCGGTGAACTGGCGTGAAACTGAACGCCAACCCAGAAAACAGCCCTCCCCAGGCACCCTTTCGGCGAGATCCTCAAGAGATCCAAAAAGGCCGCCGAGATCCAGTCGCGGCGCGGGTCAGGCGGGGCGGGGGTGGTCAAATCCCTACCGTCTCAAGCCCCTTAGTACCGCCGCCCAGGGATTTTTACACGGGCGGGAAATAAGAAAAATTTTCCAGTGTTATGTTACATGAGGTGTGTTTATGGCAAGAGCCGCAGGAGGAGGTCGCCCATCTGGCGGAGATCTGCCGGCGGCTGCCTCCGACCAACTGATCACTAGGGCACCACCAGTCCCCGAAGATTTACAGGACTCCGCTACTGCTGCTGCGTTGTGGAAGCGAACCATCAAGATCCTGATCAACCGTAAGCAGCTCACTGAAGATCACCTGCCGCTGGTGCTGACCTATTGCGACTCGTTCGATCTTTATCTTCGCGCCAAGAAGATGATCAAGGAGGATGGGATTACCACGCCGACCGAGAGTGGGATCAAGAAGCACCCGGCGGTCGCAGTGCGTCAGGATGCGCTGTCTACCCTGGTGCGGGTCGGCAGTCTGCTCGGTCTTGACCCAACCAGTTACCGGCGGCTGATGGGTGGTGGCGGAGGCGGTGACCCCGAGGGGGACAATGAATTTAGGATCTTCTGACCATGGCCGCCAATCCGAATGTCAACGCCGCGAACAAGTACGCCCGCGACGTTGTCTCGGGTCGGGTCACCGCAGGGCTCTATGTTCGGCAGGCCTGCCAGCGTCACCTGGACGATCTGGATAAGGTCAAGGATAAAGCCTACCCATACCGGTTCAACATCGCCGCCGCCGAGCGGGCCTGCAAGTTTCTGCAACTGCTCCCTCACACCAAGGGGAAATGGCGGCGTCTACCGCTGGCTCAGCGCCGTATCACCTTGGAGCCGTGGCAGTTGTTCTTTCATGCCTGCGTCTACGGCTGGAAGCGAAAGAAAGACGGACTGCGCCGGTTTCGGCGGGCAGCCTTGTTCGTTCCGCGCAAGAATGGCAAGTCCATCGTTGCAGCCGGGAACGGGCTCTACATGTTCGCCGCCGATAACGAGCCGGGCGCTGAGGTGTATTGCGGCGCGACGACTGAAAAGCAGGCGTGGGAGGTGTTCAAGCCCGCCATGCAGATGGCGCACCAACTGCCCAACCTGCGTCGTCATTTCGGTGTCATGGTCGCCGCCAAGAAGATGATGCGCCAGGATGGCTCTGTGTTTGAACCCATCATTGGTAACCCCGGCGATGGCTCCAGTCCCCACCTGGCGATTGTCGATGAGTACCACGAGCACGACACCGCCGAGCTGTTCGACACCATGGACACTGGCATGGGGGCCCGTGAACAGCCGCTGATGCTGGTCATCAGTACGGCGGGCTTTGACCCGACCGGCCCCTGCAAGCAGTTCTGGGACGAGTGCGTCAAGATGCTCGCGGGGGTCGAACCCGATGACGAGCTATTCGCACTCATCTACACCCTGGATGATGGGGATGATCCCTACAGCATCGAGGCCCTGCGCAAGGCCAATCCCAATTTTGGCGTGTCGGTGTTCGAAGATTACCTAGCGGCCCAGTTACTACGTGCCAAGCGCAGCGCTCGCAATCAGACCAAGTACCTGATCAAACACTGCAACGTCTGGACGACTGCCGCCGTCACCTTCTTCAACTTCGGCCACTGGCAAGCCGCCAGCAACCCGGCGCTGAGGATAGAGGACTTCATCGGTTGCCCCTGCTGGTTCTCGCTCGACCTGGCCAGCAAGCTCGACGTCTGCTCCATGGTAATCGTGTTCGCCCGCTACGAGTCGGACGGCCAGCTCCATTACTACCTGTTCAGCCGCCACTGGCTGCCGGAGGAAACGGTCAACGACCCGGACAACCGCAACATGGCGCGTTATCAGGAGTGGATCGCCACCCCTTGGCACAACAGCGGCGGGCCTGCTCTCAATGCCACCGACGGCGCCGAGATCGATTTCGGCGAGATCGGGGGGGAGGTGATCGGTCTGGCGAATGTCTACTCGCCCCGCGAGGTGCCGCACGACCCATGGAACTCGGCTCAGCTTGCCCAGCAAATCGCGGCGGCAGGCTGGCTGCCGGTGGCGATCCCGCAGACTACGGCACACCTCAGCGCCCCGATGAAGGAGATCGAATCGGCGATCGCCTCCGGGCGCCTGCACCATGACGGCAACCCGGTGCTCAACTGGATGATCTCCAACGTCATGGCGAAGGAGGATGCCAACGAAAACGTGTTCCCTCGCAAGGGGAATCGCGACGCCAAGATCGACGGCGCCGTCGCGGCCATCATGGCCGTTGGTCGCGCCATGCTCAACAAGGGCGAGTTTATGAGCCCCTATGCAGATGATGACTATGACCCGACTGATGCGCGTCTTGATTGACGCAGCGCTGCTGCTCGGCCTCTGCCTGATTGGCGCCGGGGCCTACTTCACCTATGGCCTCGGTCCTGCCCTGCTGCTGGTCGGTGGCTTGCTGATGGGGCTGGCCCTGGTCGCCGTCCTGGTAATTTTGAAACGATGGGGAGACCGCCATGCTCGGGATGTTGCTCGGGGGTGAATCGCGCGCAGAGGTGCTGGCCTCGTCAGATCCGGCGCTGGCCGAATGGTTTGGCCTGGCCCCGGTGACTGACAGCGGCATCGCCGTCACCGCCAAGAGCGCCATGCGCCTGGCGGCGGTCTATGCCTGCGTCCATCGGCTGTCGAGCAACATGGCCCAGCTTCCGCTTCATGTAATGCGTCGGGACGGTAGCAACGTGGTGGATGGCAACGATCACCCGGCCCACGCCCTGCTTTCCACCTCGCCGAACCAGTGGCAATCCAGCTATGACTGGCGCGAGCAGGCCCAGCAGGTGGTGCTGACCAACGGCAACGCCATCACCCGGTTGCGCCGTGATCGGCGTGGTCAGCTGATCGAGCTGGATTTGTTCGAACCGGAACACATCGGCGAGCCGGTCAAAGGTGCCTCCGGCTGGTATTACCCGGCCTATGACGCCCAGGAGCAACGCTGGTTTGCCCTGCCGATCTATGACGCCGCCCACATCAAGGGGTTTGGCGGTAGCCGCTACTGGGGAATGAGCCCGATCCGCTACCACGCCGAGACCATTGGCCTGGGCCTGGCGGCCAAGAAATACGGATCGCAGTTCTTCGGTGGTGGTGGTCGCCCCTCCGGCATCCTGATCGATAAGACCCCCAATGCCATTGGCGATATCGGCAAGCAGCACCGTGCCAACCTGAAATCCGCCTGGAAAGAGGGCGGCATCGGCAATGGTAGCGGCCGCACCGCCTTACTCTCTGGGGATCTGGACTATAAGGCGATCACCATCTCGCCGGAAGAGGCGCAGTTCCTCGACACCCAGAAGATGAACCGCAGCGAGATCGCCGGGCTGTTCAACGTTCCCAGCCACATGATCAACGACCTGGAGAAGGCGACTTTCTCCAACATCAGCGAGCAGGCTATCCACTTCGTGCGCCACAGCATCATGCCATGGGTGGTGCGCTGGGAAATGGAGCTCAACCGCAAGCTGTTCACGGACATGGAGCGGCGGGCGGGCTACTACGTCAAGTTCAACCTGGCCGGTCTGCTGCGCGGCACTGCCAAAGAGCGGGCCGAGTTCTATCACTACGCCATCACCGATGGCTGGATGTCCCGCAACGAGGTCCGTCTGCTCGAAGATAAGAACCCGAGGGATGGGTTGGACGAGATGCTGGTCTCTGTCAACGCGAGCAAGCTGATCGGCGATAAAGACAAAAACACCAACGACGAGGTTAAAGATGACCCAAGCAACAGCGACCAGTGATCGGGAGCGCCGCTTCTTCCGCTGCGAGGTGCGCGCCGATCCCGGTGCGGAGGGGCAAGGGGCCAAGATCATCGGCTACGGCGCTACCTTCAACAGCCTGAGCGAAAACCTCGGCGGCTTTCGCGAGATCATCAAGCCCGGCGCTTTTGACAGCGTGATGCAGGACGATGTACGTGGCCTGTTCAACCACGACCCCAACTTCGTACTGGGGCGCACCAAGAGCGGCACCCTGCGCCTGACCCTGGATGAAACCGGCCTGCGCTACGAGATCGCCGCCCCGGACACCCAGACGGTGCGGGATATGGTGTTGGCCCCGCTGCAGCGGGGAGACATCGACGGTAGCTCGTTCAACTTTCGGGTGGCCCACGATGGCGAACGTTGGTACTACGACGATGACGGCCTGCTGATCCGCGAGATCACCAAGTTTGCCCGCCTCTACGATGTCGGCCCGGTGGCCTTCCCGGCTTACCCGGATTCTGCCGCTGCCTCCCGCTCCATGCAGGATTACCTGGCCACCGAGAGTCGAGCCCAGATAGAGCAGGAACGCCTGCGACGGGAGCGAGAATTGAAGCTGATCGGCGCCTGATCGCGCTGTAAACCCTGACCCGCCTCGGCGGGTTTTTTGTTGTCCTAACGGAGCAGATGCCCCATGAAATTGCATGAAATGAAGCAGAAGCGCGCCACCATCGCCGGTCAGATGCGCAAACTCAACGACGAGAACAGCGAGAAGCGCTGGGACGATGCCTTGACCAAGCAGTGGGGGGATATGAGTAAGGAGCTGGACGATCTGGATGCGGCCATCTCCCGAGAGGAGCGCCTGATCAAGCTGGATTCTGACGACCTCAACGACAACCCTGAGCACCGCTCTCTGATCGACACCAACACCAGTGTTGCCGAGGCTCGCCAGCTGAAGGTACTCGATACTGTGCTGCGTGGCGGGTTTGATGCGCTCGACGGCGAGCAGCGTCAGCTGTTCAAAGAGATGCGCGCTCAGGTGACCAATGATGATGCCAAGGGTGGCTTCACCGTGCCGACCGAGTTCCGCAACCGGGTGGTCGAAACCATGAAGGCGTTCGGCGGCCTCGCCAATATCGCCACTGTGTTCGAAACCGACAGCGGCAACCCCATCACCTGGGTGACCACCGACGGCACCCTCGAAGAGGGGGTGATGGTCGGTGAGAATCAGGAGACTACCGAAGATGACGCGGAGTTCGGCCAGGTAAGCATCGGGGCCAAGAAGATGACCTCCAACATCGTCAAGATCTCCGACGAGCTGCTGCAGGACAGCGGTGTCGATATCACCGGGCTGGTTGCCCGCCGCCTCGGTTCCCGCCTGGGGCGTGGCGAGGCTAAGCAGCTGATCAGTGGCAGTGGTGCTGGCAACAACATCAAGGGTCTGCTCAATCAGGTCACTGGCGGTGTGACTTCGGCGGCATCCGGTTCACTCTCCCATGCCGATTTGCTCGATCTCAAGCACGCGGTGGATCCGGCTTATCGTCTCGCCACCGCTCGCTGGCTGTTCAACGATAACACCCTGCTCGGTCTCAAAAAGATGAAGGATGGCGATGGCCGCCCGCTCTGGCTGCCGGACGTGGCCGGTGTAGCCCCTGCTACCATCGACGGCGACCAGTACCAGATCGACCAGGGGATGCCTAGCGTGGCAGCAGGGGCCAAGGCCGTGGCTTACGGCGATTTCAGCTACTTCCAGATCCGCCGCGTCAAGGGTATGGCTCTGCGCCGCCTAGCCGAGAAGTACGCCGAGTTCGGTCTGGTCGGTTTCCTGATGTTCCATCGCTTCGACGCCCTGCTCGAAGATACCGCCGCCGTCAAGGCGCTGGCCATCAAGGCATAACCAATGCCGGGGCATGGCCCCGGCTTGTTTGAGTCGATGCATAGGAGTGCGTTATGCACGTGATTCTTACGACTTCGCTGTTTGGCGAACGGAGCGGCAACGCCGGGGATCCCCTGACCGTTGCCAACCAAGCAGAGGCGGACGAGCTGGTGCAAGCCGGTCTCGCCCGATACGCCACCGATGGCGATGCCGAGTCCAGCAAGAAACCGCCAAGCAAGGGTAAGGGAGGCCGCCGTGCCTCTGCTTGATGTGGTGCTGCTGAAAAAACAGCTTCGCCTGGACGCCGCCGACAGCGTCGAAGATGTGCTGTTGGGGGTGTACCTGGGGGCGGCAGAACAGGCCGCCGCCAACTACATGGGCCGCCAGCTCTATGCCGCCGGTGAGACAGTGCCCGACACCGACAGTTACGGCCTGACCCTCGATAACCAAGCGGTGGTCGCGGCCATCCTGATGCATGCTGGCCAGCTGTATGAGAACCGGGAAACCATCATCACAGGTGCAACCGTCAGCGAGGTGCCGCTGGCGTATGCCCATCTACTGGGGCCTTACCGGATCTTGTATCCAGAGTTGTGAGGGATTGATCACTATTCCATGGTGTATTTACATTGAAGGCGATTGGTTTCAAACGATATCCTACCTCTCTTTGTTCAGGAGGATAGGATGAAAAAGTGTCTTTCGGTGGCAGTGGCTGTTGGTTTAAGTGGATGTGTTACCTCCCCTGCGGATATGCCTGTTAACCCATCAGATAGAGAGTTTTCTCAAATCTATGATGTTCCTGGTATGTCAAAGGGACAAATTTATGAAGGCTCTCTGAAATGGATCGCTGAAAACTTTAAATCAGCCAAGTCGGTCATCGAGTATCAGAATGCTGCTGATGGAGTTTTGATTGGCAATGGCATGATCAATTATCCATGTGCCGGTTTCGAATGTATCGGTAAGGCATCGTGGAGAGTTAAGTTCACGATGAAGGTTGAGACTAAAGAGGGCAAGTTTAAAACAGACTTTAAAAACCTTCTTCTTGACATGCCTGCAACTGTCAGTGAATTTGGGTCCTATCCTGCCATGGAACTACCAATTCAAACTCGAGGGGATCTAGATGCTGTGAAGCCTAAGCTTCTTGAGTTTGGTGATGAAATGAAGCGTAGCTTCACCATCAGTCGTTCTGACTGGTAACTAAGTCAGCAACATAACCCCGCTCCGGCGGGGTTTTTTATTGCCGGAGGAACAATGCCTGCAGGCCGTTTGCGAGACCGCATCACCCTGCTGACCCGCCAGGCTGGCCGTGATGCCGTTGGTCAGCCTCTCGATGGTTGGGATGAATCCAGCCCCATCTGGGCGGATGTGCAGATGATTGGTGGGCGCGAGCAGATCCGTGCTGGGCGAGAGGTAAGTGAGGGGCAGTACAGCATCCGCATTCGCCACCGCCACGGTGTGACCACCGCGCAGCGCATCCGGCTGGCGGCATCGGGTGAGGTGTTGGACATCAAGCTGGCTCAGCCAGACCAGCGCCGCGCCTGGTTGACAATTACCGCCGAGAGGGTCGACTCATGACAACGTCGTTCGATGTGTCCGGCTTCGATGAGTTGGAAAGCCAGCTCGCCAACCTGGATTTGGCCGTGCAGAAGAAGGTGCTACGAGACGTCGCCCGTACCTCGGCTCAGCCGGTGCTGGCCGATACCCAGTCGCTGTACGAACAGAACTGGGACCACGACACCGGTCAGCTTGGCGAGAGCATCAAGCTGCGGGTCAGCATTCCGCGCAATCCCACCTGGGCCGATGTGGTGGCCTCGGTTGGGGTGTTCAAGAGCTACAAGGTGCAGGTGGCAGCAGGTAAAGCCATCGACGCCCCGGTGTACGCCTATTGGCTGGAGCACGGCACCCGCGAGCACAGCCTCGCCTCGGGGGCCAGCCTCAAGAAGCACAGCGATTCTGCCAAGGCACAGAAGCGCGCCCACCTGCGACGCGACCGCCCAGGGCAAGAGAGCCTTATTCACCCAGGCATCGAGGCGCGCCCCTTTATCCGCCCGGCATTTGACCGCCATATCGAGGACGCGCTGGAGATCCAGCGCACCACGCTGTCAGCGGCCATCGACAAGGCATTGCTGCGATGATTTTCAGAGACGCGTTTCACCGGCTGATCAGCGGTGCCCTTGGCCTTGAGCCATACCCCGATACTGTGCCTCAAGAGGCCGAGCTGCCGGCGGCAGGCTACTTCCTCACCTCGCCGGTGCAAGCGGCCCGCACCCTGGAGGGTGGGAACGTCCTCCAGAGCCACAATTGGCAGATCGACCTGTATGCCACCCGCCGCACCCAGCTGGATGAGCTGGCCAACCGGCTTGCTGCGCTGGACAACACCACGACCACCGAATTTCAACGGGTGACCGTGCTCGATGCGCGGGACGCCAAGAGCGAGGGCGGCAGCCAGCTGCGCGCCATCGTTGAGATCCAAACCACCAATCGGAGAAATCGAGCATGAGCGCTACCCCGAAAGACGCCGTTCTGGGCGCCGGCACCATCACGTTGTTCAAGGAAAAGGGCGCCGTCACTACCTTTCAGCAGGTGATCGGCATGATGAGCATCGGCCAGGTCGGTGAGAAAACCCCAACCCAGGAGCAGACGACCCTAGAAGATACGAGTAAGCGCTACATCGCGGGCCTGTTCGACGGCCCCGATAAGGAGCTCAAGGGGAAATCCTACGACGGCGACGCTGGTCAGGAGGCGTTTTTCGCCGCCGCCCGCGCTCGCAAAATCGTCATCATCCAGCACCAGTGGCCAGACGGCGTTACCGCCGAGTATGAGGTGGTGTTGCTGGGCTATATGCGCGACGAGACCAGTGGCGACAAGACTATCGACTGGGTGGTGCCGTGCAAGCAAAACGGCACCGTGACCTGGGGCAAGGCGGCAGGGGGCTAATCAACCATGACGAACAAAAAAACCAAGGCGCCCACTGTCACGGCGGCGGCCCTGCTCAACAAGTTGGCCTATCGCCATGAGCGCGTCCCTGCCCCTGAGTTTGGGGACGACATGGAAATCATCGTGCGTGAGATGTCCATCGCTGGACTGCAGGATTACCAGCAGCGCAACTTTGACCCGATCAGTGGGACCCCCCTGATCGACAACCCTTTCCAATGGATGGTCTCCCTGCTCGTGGCCTGCATGGTCAACGAGGATGGAGAGCCGCTGGCTACCCAAGACGATGTTCCTCAGCTGATGGACGCCATGCCCATGTCCTTGGTTGACCGGCTGCTACCGGTGGCAAAGCGCCTCAATCACATGGGCGAGAAGGCGCTGGAGCAGGAAAAAAACGAATAAGCGCCAGCGACACCACGAAGTTGGTGATCCGCCTGGCGCTGGATCTACACAAGAGCATCACGGAGATCATGGCTCTGCCGGTCTCCGAATTGAATACCTGGCTGGCGTGGTATTGGCTCGAACACGAACGTCTGCATCCCACCCCGAAAGACCCCAATACCATCACACCAGAAGAGTCCCGGCTTGCCGTTAAGGCGTTGCTTGGGTAAGGAATCTCCATGGCCGTACTTCGCTCCCTGGTCACCACCCTGGGGCTCAATGCTGCGCAGTTTCGCAGCGAGCTTAAACGCTCACGGGACGACTTCACCAGCTTTGGCGGCAGTATCGTTAACGGTGCTAAGGCGGTGGCCGGCGGTGTGCAGGCCACGATCGCGCAGATATTCAGCCTGCGTAGTGCACTGATTGCTATCGGCTCTGGAGCCGCTCTCGCTGGCATCAAGGCAGCGTACAGTTCGCTGGATCAGACTGCCCAGCTCGGTCGCAATGTGGGTATCGCTGCGCAGCAGTGGCATGCCTACGCCCAAGCTGCAGAGTGGGCGGGCTCCAGTAGTGAGCGTCTGGCGGACGTGATCAAGGATCTTAACGTCAAGATTGCCGATGCCGCCAAGACAGGCGGTGGCCCCATGGCAGACTTTTTCAAACAGATCGGTCAGTCGGCGCAGTCTTGGGCCTCCCTCTCACCGGATGAGCAGCTGCGCCGTTTCACCGCTGAGTTGCAGAAGATGAGCGCCAGCGATGCGCGATTCTGGCTTGACGAGCTGAATGACGCTGCCGCCGAGTTGTTCGACACCCTCTACACACGCAACGGGGAGTTGCTGACCTTTGCTGACAGCATCGAGTCGATGGGGATGGCGCTCACCGGTGGCCAGTTTGCCGCGGTGCGTGATGCCCGTCTCGAGCTTGATCGGTTGGTGTCGGTGATGGGGGCGCTCTGGCAGCAGGTTAAGGCCAGCATGGCCCCTGCTGTGGCGGAGGGATCGCGCCTGATCAGGACGTGGATTACCGACAGTGCCGAGGCCAAGGGCGGCTTTGCCGAGTTGGGGAAGGGGATCGCGCTCTATGTGATCGATGGGGTAGAGCAAGCCAGTCGAGCCCTGCAGTCATTGATGCAATGGCTTGACCAAACGATCGGCAAGATTGAACCGTTGCTGAATGAATCGATGCGAGCACCCTACCTCAAGGCTCGGGCTGATCTGTTTTCCGCTAAGATCGAGTACAACGAGGCCGAGAAGGCGTTTATCGCTGCATCCAATGATGAAGGTGCTGCCGCCCCCGCCTTTAGCCATCTTGCGAAAATGGGCGAGGCATTGTCTCAGGCTGAGGAACGGGTCAAGTCGTTTCTGAACATCGGCGAGAGTAACGGCTGGGATGGTTATTTCAAGAACCTCGGGTTGCTCCGCCAGAAGATTGCCGAAGCCACAACGGCAGGTGATGGTGAGGCTCCACTGCCTGCCCCCGGCACTGGCCGCCCTGTCGGTGTTGTGGAGATCCCGGATGCACCAAAGAAGGTTAGGCCCCCCAACTATGCGGCTGTTGATTCTTTTCGTGAGGAAACCGCCCAGATATCCCGCGAGCTAACCAAGCGCCAGGCGTTGTTGGAAAACAGCAATGCTGCCTTGGCTGGGGTCGATCAGCGCTGGTACGACGCTCGCGCCGTGCAGGCTCAGGAGGCTTATGGCGCCTCAATAATCGAAGAGCAGAGCCGATGGCAGGATGCCCAGTCACGCCTGCAGCGGCAGTATGCCAGCGCCTATGATGCAGCAGCCGGCAATCACGAACTGCAGATGCAACTGCAAATGGAGCAGTACAGTGCCCGTGAGCAGCTGGAGCAGGATCACCAGGCTCGCCTGCTGCAAATCGAAAACGACCGGGTCAACAAGCAGCGCGAGTACCAGGCCACGGTGGCTGCCGAACTGCTGAGCTTCACCCAGCAGCAGATGAGCATCACTACCTCGGCGATGCAGCAGGCTGGGATGGAACAATCCGCCCTCTATAAAGTGCTGTTTGCGGCGCAGAAAGCGGCGGCGATTCCATCGATGATCGTGGCAACAGAAGATGCGGCTACTAAGGCGCTAGGTGCCGTTCCTGCGCCGTATAGCATTCCGCTGGCGGCCAGCGTCAAGGCGTTGGGTTATGCCTCTATCGGCGTTGTGGCAGGCCAGACCCTTGCTGGCATGTTCGACAAGGGTGGATATATCCCAGCCAACCAGTTCGGGATCGTGTCTGAGCTGGGCGATGAGTTCGTCAACGGCACCCTGGTGCGCGGTCCGGCCAATGTGACCAGTCGCCGCGACAGCGCCGCCATTCTTGAGCGGGCAGCAGGGCAGGGCGGTGGCGGTGGTGGGGTGACGGTCATCCAACATCTGGCGGTGTCCGGTGCTGGCGATGCGGCCCTGGCCCTCGCCTGCGAGCAGGCCGCGCGGCAAGGCGCAGAAGCGGGCGCCAGGAAGGGTTATCAGATGGTGGTTGAGGATGTGTCTAGCTACGGCCAGATCCGCAAACTGATAGGGTAAGGACGTATGGCTGAGGTGATTGATTGGCCGGTGGACGTGATCCCCGGCGAGATGAGTCTGGGGCTGGAGAGCATGACCCGATCCTTTGAGTCTCCCTGGACGGGCTCGGTGCAGACGGTCGAAACCCCTGGTTCGAAAGTCGTGATGCAGGTCAGCTTCAAGGGGCTGCCCGTGGACAAGGCCCGGCGACTGGAGGCGTTGGTCTTCTCCCTTGATGGCCAGGCAGGCAGGGTGCGCCTCTGGGACTTTGGGGCTCGGCTGGTCGGTAGTCCCCAGCCGGTGCGCGGCGTCCCGGTCGTGACGGAGGCGCTGGCGATGCGCAAGATGTTTACCAGTCGCGGCTGGACGCCGGGCACCAAAGTTTTACAGGTAGGCGACTGGATCCAGATCGGTGATGAGCTGAAACGGGTGCTGGCCGATGTTACCTCAGACCTGAGCGGTGGCGCGCTGATCCGGGTTGCCCCCATGCTGCGTGGCGACTACCCATCCGGCACCCCTCTTTCGGTGAGCCGTCCCAGCGGGGTTTTCATGTTGCGGGACGACAAGGCGGTGACCTTTCAGCGCTCCCCTGGTGTGTTTACCGATGTGACCCTGTCTTTCGTGGAGAGCTTCTACCCATGATCGTTGGCCTTGATCCCGATGTGGTCGCCGCGCTGAACCAGCCCCACGTCTCGGCGCTCTATGCGCTCAAGCTGGATCTTGTAAGCGGCGTCAGCCGCGTTCACTCCGGCCTTGGACCATTGGTGATCGGCGGGGAAACCTACTACGGCGTGGGCTCCATGGGGTCTGTCGGCCCACAGAAAGAGCAGCTTTCCACCTCGCCCACCAAGTTGACGGTGGCCCTGGGGGGGCTGGATGACAGCATGCTGGCAGAGGTAATGCGCGAGCGCATCGTGGATCGAATGGCCTGGCTCTACCTAGTGGTGATGGGCCCCGATGGGACGCCGCTCAATGCTAGTCTGCAGTTCAAGGGGCGGATCGCCCAGACCCCCATAAAAGCCGGCAAGACCAACACCATTCAGCTCACCATCTCCAACATCTTCGAGGATTGGCAGAAGGGGCTGAACCAGCGTTACACCGACGAGAGTCACCGCCGCATTCACCCCAGTGATCGCTTCTTCCGCTTCCAGAACGAGATGGCCGACCGGTCTATTTTTTGGGGCTCGAAGAAGGACGCCCCAGGCTTCGTTTATAAGGACTGACCATGCGCCATCCAGACTGGCAAATCCGCATCATTCAGTGCATTCAGGCCGCCTCCGAGCGGCCTTTTTGTTGGGGTGAAAACGACTGCTGTTTGTTCGTGGCCGATGTCTGCCTGGCTGCCTGCGACAGGGATCCCGCCGCCGCCTATCGTGGCCGCTACAGCACCGAGACTGGTGCCAAGCGGGTTCTGGCCAAGACCCATGGCAGCATTACCGCCGCTCTCGATGCGTTGTTTGAGCGGGTGCCGGTGGCCATGGCCCAGCGCGGCGACGCCCTGGTGTTCGAGGGGCCCCACGGCCAGACCGCCGCCGTGATGTGGGCGGGGCAGGTATGGGCCATGACCGAGCAGGGGGCCCGCCCCATCCCCGATGTCGTTCCCCTATTTGCCTGGAGAGTTGAGTAAATGCCTGCTGCAGCTATCCCCATTATTGCTGGTATCGCCGCAGGCGCTGGATCAGCCCTAGTTGTCTCAGCGACTGTTGCTATCGCCATCGGAACGGCAGTGATGAGCGCAACAATGATGCTCACCATGAAAAAGCCCAGTCTCGGCGACTACCGAAGTGCAAGCGAACGAAGTCAGGTTCTGCGGGCGGCCGCCAGTGACAAGAGCTGTGTTTATGGTCGGGTGATCTCGTCCGGCCTGCTGAGCTTTGCTGCGGAAGAAGAGGGAGAGCAGGACGAGGGGGAGTGGTTGCACCTCGTCCTGGTGCTGGCTGGCACCAAGTTGACCCGCATCGGCGACCTCTGGCTCGGCGATGATCTGGTCGGCACCTATGGCGATCTGGTCAGCTGGGAGCTGCATGCCGACCGCCAGACCTGTGACCCCTATATGCTGGAGAAGTGCGCAGACTGGACGGAGGACATGATAGGCCAGGGGATCACCTGGTTGCGCCTCTCGCTCAAGTTTGACGCCGAGAAGTTCCCCGCCGGTTTACCCAATATCAAAGCGGAGAAGTTCGGCAAGTCGGTATGGGATCCCCGCGATGGCAAGTGGAAGTGGAGTGCCAACAGCGCCCTGGTGATCCTCGACTACTATCGCAGCTGGCTCAACGTGCCCGATGACGAGATCCGCATGGACGAGTTTATCGTTGCCGCCAATATCTGTGACGAGATAGTCACGGTCGCGGATGGCCAGGTGGAGCCGCGCTATACCACCAACGTGGAATTCGACCTGACAGAGCCGCGCGCCAAAGTGCTGGAGGCCCTGCACATGGCATGCTGTGGTCAGCCGACCTACATCGGCGGCAAGTTCGGCATCCTGGCCGGCGCCTACTATGGACCCGCCAGTGACGAGCTGCGCCACCATCAGTTGCTCGGCGATCTGGAATTGCTGCCGGAGCCATCGAGCAGTGACAAAATCAACCAGGTTGCAGGCACCTTCATTGACCCGATCACCTTTAAAAAGACTGACTTCCCGGCAGTCATCGTGCCGGAGTGGGTGGAGGAGGATGGCGGCGTTCCGATGCTGGAAGATCTGGATCTGCGCTGTGTAACCAGTCCACACCAAGCGCAGCGTATTGCGAATGTGATCCTGCGCCAGCGTAGAGCGGCTAGAACATTGACGTGTTCCGTCAATCTATCTGGTTGGCGCTATCGCCCTGGCCAGACTATTCGGTTGTTCATTCCAGCGCTTGGCATTGATGGCGCTGAGTTTCGGATCACGGACTGGTCATTCAGTCTCAATGGCGGGGTCGATCTGACACTGCGTGAGGACTCCCCGCTGTTCTGGGCGGATGCCATCGGCAAACCCATGGAACGCCCGGAGATCACATCGCTGCCGACAGGCGGCGTGGCGATGCCGGATCAGCTGCGTTATGACGTGGAGGCGGTCGGTGATGTCGTGCAGGGGGTGCTCAGCTGGCGCAACAGCGGCACTGTCAATTACAACCAGGTGATCATTCAGCGCCTGACTCCGGGCGCCGCCCCGGTGACGGTGATGACGGCCCAGGTTCCGGGTCAATCCTGCCGTGTAAACGGCTTGGCCGCCGGAAACTATACCGCGCAGGTCAGGGCGATCGCCATGACGGGTGCGCCGTCCCCCGTCGCCGCGGTGAATTTCATTGTTGCCGTGCCGGCGACCCCGATCGGTGTGGACGTGGAGGCGGGAAACTGGTCGCTGGCCCTGCGCCCCCGTTTCGCTGGCGGGCACGATTACGGCGTGCTGTGTGAGTGGTGGTGGAGCCATATCGATCACCCCATTGGTGAGGTGATGGAGAAGGCCAACCAGGCGGGAATTGCCAGTTACATGACCCTGCAGGGCCTGCGCCCGGATACCGAGTATTTCGTCTGGCTGCGGGCGGTCAACGCCTATGGCAAGTCGGGCCTGCTCGCCGCGCGGGCGCGGACGACGTATGACGCCGCCTCGATCCTGGATGTGCTGGACGGGGAGATCGGCGCCGAGCATCTGCGTGAGGAGCTGCGCAAGCCGATCGCCGACATTCCGGGGATCAGCGATTCGCTTTCTGAGTTGGGCAGTGCGCTGACCGCGCTGGACCAACGCGAGCAGGACGTCAAAACCCTGCTCGAAAATGCCCAGAACCAGCTCGGCGAGAACTACGTCAACGTCTCCCTGGTGCAAGAGCAGTTGCGCCAGCGCATCGACCGCTACAGCGTGGATTTCGCTGACTTTCGAAATGCGGTGTTCAGCGTTGACCCGACAACAGGTGAAATCACCATGGACGCGGTCAACGCGGTGCGCTCCGAACTTGGCGCCGAAATCACAGCGGTCAGCCAGCATCTGGATGCTGTCGAGGGGATCGTCAACACCTGCGTGACTCGTGCCGAGATCGGCGATGAGTTCGAGCGCCTGACATTTGTCGAGCAGCAGATCGATGGCATGCATGGGACATTGTCACAGACGGCCACGAAGTCGGAGATGGATGAGCTCGGCAATCGGGTGACGCAAGTCAGCCAGACTCTGGACGCCACCAATGCCACCTTGACCCAGAAAGCCGCAAAGAGCGAAGTGGATGCCCAGGGCCAGCGCCTGGCCGCCGCCGAGCAGAAGATCGGCGCCAACACCTCGGCAACCGAAGCCAATGCTCAGCGCGTCGAGCAGGTCAAGGCCGCACTGCAGCAGGCGGACGCGACGATCTCGGCCTCCATCACCGAGTTGTCTCAGGCTGTGGCCACAGCGAACGGCGCGCAGGCTCAGCGCCTCACATCGCTGGAGGCGTTGACCGGTGGCCACACGGCAGCCATCACCGAGTTGCAGCAGGTGGTGACCGGTGATGGCTCATCTCTGTCCAGCAAATTCGAGGGGATCAACGCTAGCGTGGACATCGCCGCCGAGGCGCAAATCCTCGGTGCGCTGGGAGCCGCCGCCGAGGCAACCCGGCAGCGGCAGGCATCCGGCCAGATCCGCCGGGATCAGAAGGTGCTGGCTGACCAGCAGCAAGCCACGGCCCAGACCGTGGAGCTGATCCAGGTCGAGTACCAGGCAGCGGATGCCAGTCTCTCGGCCCAGATACTGGAGACCAAGACGGCGATGTCCACCGCCGATGAGGCGCTCTCCCAGCAGCAGCAGGTGATGCGCGCCGAATACGAGGCGGGTGACAGGGCCAATGTGGCAGCCATCCAGAGCGAGGCGACGGCGAGGGCCAATGCCGACTCGGCACTGAGTAAGCGGGTGGATACTGTGCAGGCCACGGCGGATAGTACCTCTGCCGCAGTGCAGACGGTGGCGTTGGCTCAGGCCAGTACCGCCGGGCAGGTAGAGGCGGGATGGTACACCAAGGCGCAGATCAACGGAGTCGGGGGTGGCTTTGGCCTGGCGGTCACGCTGGCCGCCGATAGCTCGATCCTGACCAGCTTCGTGATCGACGCCGATGTGTTCGCCGTGCTCTCGCGTGCTGGAGGCATCACGACGAAGCGAAACCCGTTCATCATCAAAAACGGCACGGTTTATATGAACCACGCCATGATGGACACGGCAGAGATCGGCAATGTGATCGCCAAGTATATCGACGTGCAGCACTTGGTGGGCTCGTTGATCGAGGGAGGTTCATTCAGGGGTGGGGATATCTGGCTGGGTGAAAATGCCAGTGGTGCGTTCAGTGCGTATGGCAAACGCTGGAATGCCGGTATTGACTCAAGCGGCCGCTTTTACGGCAGCGATGTCTATTTCACTAGCGGGACGTTTCAGGGAAATGTGCTGGCTAATTCAGGTACATTCCAGAATGTCACGATAAAGGAAAATTGCACTATTTTGGCTGATCTCGACGTGACGAGAGTCAACGGGGATATAACAAAAATGGTGCGGGCCTCGGCGAATATATCTATTCCGGCATATCGCCGGAAAAGAGTGTTGATTTGTGTGAAAGGGGTGCAGGCGACGGCTGCCGTGTCCGGTTTCGGTACGATTGGAATACGTCTTGTCTGCTATCTAAACGGTGTTGAGGTGGATAGCGCCCAGGTCACCGGCGAGTTTACGACCGGGGTATCGAATGCGCCGTTCACGGCCTGGTTGCAGCCGGCGATTGAGATCCCCGCAAACACGACCGCCAATGTGACGTTTGCTGTAGAAAAAGTGGGGGGAGATCGAATCGCTAATGTGCAATTCCCTGCCATGGCAACGTGGCTAATTTCCGTGACCTGATGTTTAACATCCATTGCCCGGCCTAGTGCCGGGCTTTTTTTTAGGAGCTATCAATGGCGGGGTTATGGTATCGCGTTGGCACGGTCAGCGTGACGAACGGCAGTAAAAAGGTGACCGGTTTCGGCACTCAGTGGAAGAGTACTGTCTACAAACCCGACAAGGGCCACGCTTTCTATGGCCCGGACGGCAAGGCCTATGAAATCGACTACGTGGAGTCAGACACAGTCCTGTACCTGGTTGTGGTCTATGCGGGGGTAACGGCCAACTCTCAGGCGTACGCCATCGACATCACGCGGACGGGCACGATCCCCGCGTTCTCACGTGAGCTGTCGGCGCAGCTGGCGTATGCGCAGGGGCAGTACGATAGCTGGCAGCAAGTGCTCACGGGTGCAGGGATGGTGCCGCTGACGGCGCCTGACGGGCAAAAAATAGAGGTGCCGGCCCTGTCGGCGTTTCAGCCTACCTCTGACTCCCTCAAAGCGTTGCAGGCCGTGGTGCCGGCGGCAAACAAGCTGCCCGTGTTCAACTCCAGTACGGAGGCTAAACTGATCGACCTGCCCGCGTTCGCTCAGTCATTGCTGAGCAAGGCGACAACGGCGGCATTGGCCAGGGCGGCGATGGAAGCCAAGCAGCATGAGGTCTTCCTGAATTTCCCGATGTCGCTGAGTTGGTGCAAGATTGCCACAGTGACTATTCCGCAAGGGCGGACTGAAATAATCGAGTTATTTGGGAATGCTGGGTACAACAAGTTTTCTCATAAAGTGGAAATAATAATTCGTGGGTTTAACAACAGCCCCAAATCCATTGGCGTTATCGCCCGAAACCAGGGAAGGCAGAATGCTATTTTTTCAGACATTTGCTTTACCAATCCTGGTGGGGGGGATGTGTATGACATTTATGTCACCCCTGGCAATATTTACACGCAGTATATCCGGGCGCGATGCAGCCCTGGTGTCGAGCTCTCTCTTGTCAATACGGGCAGCACTGAGACCCCAGCGAACAGTTCCCCCGGCCTGATTTATACGCAGTTCGATAGCAAAAACGCCGTGGGCTCCGTCTCCCAGGAGGGCGGGCTTCCCACCGGCGCCATTGTCGAAACAGGTGAAAACGCGAACGGAATGTACATCAAGTTCTTGGGCGGCTTGATGGTGTGTTTCTGCAACCCGTCTATTTCATCGTTTGCTATTACGTCGGCTGTGGGGGGGATATTCCAGAGCTCAGCCTTGGTAACGGTGAACTATCCCGTAAATTTTGTCGGTGTGGCACGCAGCTTCGCAGAGGTTCTGTATGGCAGCGGCGGTAACCGGCCTTGGCCGGTGCTGACGACGCAAGGGATGTCATATTCTAGCTACGTCCTTCAGGGCGGGTTATCCATGGCCAGCTTCAGCGGCACCCTCTTGGTGGGGGTCATTGGCCGCTGGCACTAATCAACGTTGAAGGCAAACAGTAGATGAAAATCAAATTGAGCCCCTTTAGTACCGATGATCGCCTAATAGCCGAAGTGCGTGGGGACGCCCTGGAGCTCAACGGTTCGGTGTTGGATTTCACCCCCTTGGGTGAGGGCGATATTTTGCCCGTTTCCGCCATCGACTCCCCGTGGATTGCATCGGATGTGACACGAACGGACGGGGAAATATCCCTGACTCTCCGCGTTCCCCACGGGGCGCATGCCCCGCGTGAAACACTGTTCCCTGCCGCCTTCGCTGTACCGATGACGGTAATGGATGGCCCCGTCCCCCTGCCGCCCTATGAGACCGAGTCGGAGGTGATGCCATGAGTATCGATTGGAGCAAGCAGATCACGGCAGAGATGCAGTCAGCAGAGCGGGAACGCCATGCGCGTGATGCGCGCAAGGCGCAGCGGCAGGCCGCCGTGGACGCGATCGTCGTGGCCGTGGATGGTCTGCGATTTGACGGCGACGAGCTGAGCCAGCAACGCATGATGCGCCGCGCTGACGCGATGGGGCCGGATGATACCGCCCGTTGGGTACTGGCTGATAACACTGTGCGCGACGTGACGCGCACGCAACTGAGCGAGGCCGTCAGGCTGGCCATGCTGGAGCAGGAGCGGCTCTGGCCGCTGGAGATTTAATGGCCCGTGTAGCAGTCATCAGCCAGCTTTTTGACGGCGATGAGAAAAGCGAGTTCCTTCTCAGGGAGTGTGATGATGTACTTTAGGCTGGCTTGCAGTCCTCCGTCAGTCCATTCCGCTGGTGGCAGCAACGTGGCGGGAGGGATGCCCAGCTGAATGCAGAGCAGGGCATAGTGATGCAAATCAAAGAAGTGGCCGCTGGAGCTGGATAGCCAGCGGCTGACGGTCCCCGGATTGACGCTGATAAGGCGAGCCACATCCGAGCTGTTCAACCCCCGGCGTTTCATTAGCGCTCGTATAGCTACTTTTGACGCCATCACATACTCGGTGGCTATCATCATAGCCGCCGTATCTGCTGCCAATTTGGGTTTTTTCAT